CACTCATCTAGATGGTTACACCTAGAGGTGCAGGCTCTTCGAGTCTGCTATACCATAGGGTCTTAACTCCTTTCTGTGTATGGCGGTATTATGACGACAAAAGATAGGACAACTTCTGCAAACACTGGTTGGTACTTGAAGGAGACGCGTTCCGGAGGCCTGACTTGTCAGCAACCTCCTCAGAACGTTCCTCATTTCGAGTCTTTCTCGAGTTTTCAAAATCATGCCCTTCTTTCTGACCTCGCGGTCGGTTCCGATTTATCGGGTTGGCGTCAAGTTATCGCGGCGGGTGGGAATGCAACTAATTCCTATTCACGAAGTGCTAGCAAGTGTGCTATCACACCCTTTCACGCTCAACTTCGCATCTACTCAGATGTGTCGTGTCATGCGTCAGGGACCACAGAGTGGGTAGGTTGGGGGTGTCTGCCCGGCGTTGCCGTGCGTCCTCCAACCGTGGACAATGTAGCCGTAAACAGGGCCATGAGAAATTTCGTTAATAAAGCAAACTCTGCGATTTCCCCCTTTCAAGGTGGAACTTTCGTTGGTGAGCTTCGTGAAACGATAGAGATGTTTAAAAAGCCGTGTGTTGGTATGCGTAAGTGGACTGAACGCTACCTGAAGGGTCTAAGAAAGACTCGTCCAGGTTTCTTGAAAGCGAACCGTCAACGTAAGCAGAAACACATAGCTGAACAATATCTCGAATACTCCTTCGGGCTGAGGCCCTTTATCAACGACGTAAAGTCGGCTGGTGATGCACTATCAGATCTCCTTAACTATAACTCAAACCAACCCATTCATGGGTATGGTACGAGTGACGGTGTTTCGGAGTTCACTGGTGCAGAGACCTCTGTTTCGTTTGGGAGCGGTGTGCTCACTTCTCAAAGTGATTCACATTCCTATACGAGAGCAGCGTTCTTTGGTGCTGTGAAGACTGACTTCGGTAGATCTATCGGAGCTACAGCCTTAGAAAAACTTGGGTTCACTCCTGAGCAATTCTTACCGACGGTGTGGGAACTGATTCCCTACTCCTTTCTGGTTGATTATTTCATAAATGTTAACCAGATTGTTAATGCAGTTAGTTTTCCAACAAGTAAGTTAGCATACTGGGGGTCGTCGATCAACACGACTCGGGTAACCGAGACGAATTGGAAACGACTAACCACCGGTGTGGCTACTTCCGATCTGTTGGGAATTAGCTTCGACCCTGGAAAAGCTGTGATGACTACAACCAACTTTGTGCGTACCGTCGGGCCCTCTCTCATCCCTAGCGTCTCTTTTTCTATACCTACAAACGTAGGTCAATGGACTAATATGCTAGGTTTGGCAGTTCAGGCTCGTGCGATTACGCCTTATTAGGTGCGTCATCTCCATATCATCAATCTAGTCTTTTGCATCCTTTGGAGTTATAACATGACTCTTACTGTGACCAGCCCGGTCACCGGGGGGGCTCAAACGTCCCTCACCTCTCCGACGTATACACTCTTAACAGATGTTGCGCCGGTTGTCTATGGAAAACAGTATGCGGTTTCCGCTTTAGGCGGTACGCAGACTGGTGTCCGTATCCATGCTGTGTCCGATCCTTTCACAGGGACGTTGACGCGTGCTCCGGTTCTCAAACCGTTGCCCGCGCCTAATCCTGTGACTCTTAGGTATGGAAACATCCCGAAGAACACGACGCAGGCACTCGTCCGAAAGGGAGTGTTGTGCGCAGCCAATCAGTCACCAGAAGTGATGACTTTGCGGCTGTACATTGACACGCCAGCGGGAGCCGATTCTTTCGATTCCCCAAACTGTCGTGCTGCGTTGTCCCTCATGATTGGTATTCTCAACCAAATCAGTGCGGGTCTAGGTGATACTGTCGTAACTGGTGTTCCGTGAGGGACATCAGTATGTCGAAAGGGAAGACCCTCAAGACATGGCGAGACCTCTCCTCTGGCAACATTGCCTTACGGGGTAAGGAAACTTACCCTTATGGAGACATCCCGCCCGTAGCTGTGAAGCTCCGGTCTCTACGACTACCTCTCTCTTCTCAGAGGGAGGCTTTGGGAGCAGCTGATTATGCTGCTACCATTAAGGCGTTGCTATGTTGCTTCGCCGTGATAGTCATCATGTCCTTAATCGGATGTGCGGCTGCCCTTAGACAGGCAGAGGCTATTACTCACCGCGTGACTGATTGTGTCTTTGGTGCTGATCCAGCGTCTTGTTCACAAGATGTTGTTAAGGCATCAACGGCCTCCAATTAGTTAGCAGCTGTAATGCTGCGGTTGTTTTACACGAGAAGGACACCATGGATAAGCTTCCTGATGCTCTTTACCTCGCTCTTGACCGAGATCTCACCAGTAACGGAGCGAAGACAGTAGCCTTTTATAAGGCGTGTCCAAGCTTTTTACCGGATTTCACTCATATTGACATGTGTGCTTACAGCCTTGTTCACTCGCTAGGGAAGAAGTTCCTTCCTTCCGACACGAGTGCTCAAGATGAAGCATGCCTCATTAAGTTCCACAAGAGCAACTCGCTCAGTGGTGCATGGGTGGATGGTAGTGAAACTAGCTTGGATGAAACCTTGGTAGGTTCGTTCAAGCAAGTGCTTTATGAGTTTTTCAACCCCGTTCAAAAAACGGACGAAGGCTCGTATCGCTTGCCGTTAGTTGGCTCTTTGGATGATATTTTCCTTCTTGGAGAATGCGGTCCTGGAGCTTCACTGATGGCTCCTGGCGGGGACTTCTATTCTAAGATGTTCTCCTCTAGGCTTACCACAACGTCTCGAACTCTTGTAGTTCACTATGAGAGCAATGTTCGCCGATGGCCTGAATGGTGTTGCGCGGAAGTTACTCGCGCTTTCACATACGGGCCTCCGACCATTGTCGAGGGTAGCCGATTAAGTTTCGTGCCGAAGAATGAACACATCTCTCGTTCCATTTGTACAGAACCGACGCTGAACATGTTTTATCAGCTAGGGCTGGGCAAATTGTTAACAAAACGGTTGTTTTCGTACTTTGCTATTGATTTAGCAAAGCAACCGGATGTTAATAGAGAGATGGCGCGAATTGGGTCTCTTTTGGACTCCTGGTGCACTATTGACCTTGAGTCTGCGAGTGACTCCATCTCGCTACCGATGGTACGGCAATGTCTTCCTAAGGATGTTGTCTCCATTTTAGAGATCTTGCGATCTCCGGTAACGACCATAAATGGTCGCGTAACTGAGTTACAGATGGTGTCGTCCATGGGCAATGGTTTTACTTTTCCATTGCAGACGGCTCTTTTTGCCTCAGCTGTTAAAGCTGTATACTTGTCACTTGGCATTCCTTTCATAAAAGGGAGTGCTGGTAACTTTGGAGTATTTGGCGATGATCTAATTGTCGCTAAAAAGGCTTATAAGCGTTTGTTGCGCCTATTGAGTCTCCTTGGTTTCAGGGTGAATACAGAGAAGTCCTTTTATGAAGGACCGTTCCGGGAGTCTTGCGGATGTGACTACTATAATGGTAGAAACGTTCGCGGCGTTTACGTCACTCGGTTAGACACCGAGCAAGACACCTATGCCGTTATCAACTCTATCAACGACTTCAGTGCAAAAACTGG